ATGTTCTTCGATGTTCGTGCCGCAAAAGCGCTCAAGGCAGGGGAGCATTTGGCCATCGACGGATGCCCGGGGCTACGCTTGGTGGCGACTGCGACTAAGCGCACATGGACCTATCGCTACAAGGCACTGGCGGACGGTCGCATGAAGCAGATAGCGATCGGGCCCTACCCGGCGATGAGCATTCAAGCCGCTGCAGCGCAATGGCAGGCCCTGCGCGATCGCCGCGGCGCCGGCGTGGATCCTGGCCAGGAGCGACGGGCCGAACGCAAGGGGGTAGTGAAGTCGCAGTCTGATCCGGCGATGACATCGGTCAGGCGCGTGGTGGAGGACTTCGTCACCGGCCACCTCGAGCAGAACCGTCAGGCCGCCGGAGCGGCTGCTGCTAAACGCGCGCTGGATCGCCTGCTTGAGGCAGAGCCGGCCTTCGCCTCGCGGACTGCAGCGAGCATCACGCGTGCCGATTGCTTCGACCTCCTGGATGCGCGAAAAGCTACGCCGACGGCAGCCGCAAAGCTACGCTCGTTGCTGGGCTCGGCATGGGAGTACGCGCTCGATGCTGGCCGGCTGCCGGAGACGGCGCCCAACTGGTGGCGCCAGGTGATGAAGGGCCGACTCAAAAGCAAGGGCAAGCGCCTCGGCGGCGAAAACATCGGGCAGCAGCGACGCGTGTTGCAGGACGCCGAGCTGGCCCAGCTGCTCGCTTGGTTGCCAAACATGCATCAGTTGGGGCGCGACACCTTCGAGATGTACCTGTGGACGTGCGCGCGAGGCGTCGAGATCCTGGCGATGCAGCCGGAGCACATAACCGAGGAATCGGATGGCTGGTGGTGGACCGTACCAAAGGAACTGACGAAGAACGCCCGGTTCCCGATGGCGGTCGACCTGCGTGTGCCGCTGATCGGCCGGGCCCACGAGATCGTCAAGCGTCGTCTCCAGCCGGTGGGCAAGTCCGGGTTTATCTTTGAGGACGTGCGCGGCGAGCAATACACGCAGCATGACTTCTCCACCTACATCTACGGGCTGCAGCCGTACTCGGCTAAAGCGAAGCGCCGGCAGGGGCAGGGTGGTCTCGTGTTGCCGGTGACGCACTGGACGCCACACAACCTGCGCCGTACGAGCCGCACGAAGCTGGCCGCGCTCGGTTGTCCGAAGGAAATCGCAGAGGCGATCCTGGGGCATCTGCCGGAGGTGATAGAGGGCACATATAACGCCTACCGCTATGACGCGGAACGCCGGCTGTGGATTGGCAAACTGGCTGAGTCTCTCGCTGCACTCTTGCGTCCGCAAGGACCTTGCCACAAGTCTTTACAGCCTTCTGATACGATGATCTGAGCACTCTGCACTCGGATACAACCCGCGCTCCACCCCATCACGTGAACAATCCAGCCCCTAAAACGCTCGCTGAAGAAATTGAAGAGCGGCTATTCGTTTTATTCGATAGAGTAGGTCGGTTAGGAGATGTGCCTACTTTCCAAGTAGCAAGCCTGAATAGGCAATTCGATACGTTGGCCAAGACAGATATTGCGTCAGCTGATTGCTATCGTATAAGTTTGGCTACGCTATTGGGCGACGAAAAGGTTGTGCTCGAACGAATTCGCAACCTTGAGCAAAACAAATATTTCGAAGTTGCACGTTCTCAACGTTTCCGCTATGCCGGCAATCGTCTTCAAGCATCGACTGCCTTTGAGATGGCAAAAGAAGCGTTAGAAAGACCTATACAACGCCCTCTTGCAGAGGTGCTGGAAACTTTGTCCGGCGTTGCTGCTTTCCGTCCCGGCGTGGCGCTTCTTCAAGCTGCTGAAAAGGACCAAAGAGTCACACAAACGTCTGGCGCAATTCCGCTGACGAAAGAAGGCGCGCGAGTTTTAGACGTTTTGGGTATCGACGATAAAACAGTTATAGCCGTTATCGATGAAATTGGAAAGCTTCTTTGGGAGCGCCGGTTCATGTGGATGCATATGCGGCCCGACATTTGGGTGTCTCCGGAAGACGCTGTTGAGCCAGGCCTTTTGATCCAATATCGATTGCCGCTTGAGCCTGATGCTGCGGCTGATTTGGGATGGGATTTGAGTTTTCGTTTGGCAGAAAAGGACTTGGTGCGGCCAGGTTTTGCGCTTGGTTTTCTTGGTATGTTGCCATCAAATGTCGCTAAAGTATGAGCGTTGCACCTCGAGACTTTCTTAGCTGCGGCGCTGTGTTGTGTAATGGACAAACAGAGATCGAGCATAGAGCTGGCATTAGCCGCAGCTATTACGCTGCGTACCATGCGGTAAAGATGTGGTATTCGCCGTTGATTCCTGGCTCGAACGTTGGTCCGGCTGGCGGAGCACATCAACAGTTTGTTAATCAACTGAAGAATCCTGCTCCTGAGAATTCGCCCGACGAGCGTATCAAGTCAAAAGCCTTAGGTGCTCAACTAGATGTTGTGCGGCTTGCAAGGTATAAGGCGGACTACAGTTGTGTGGACACGGTTTTGAAAGTCGAAGCTTTGAATGCTCTTGCCATAGCCACTAATCTGGTTCAACGAACTTAGCTTTTATCAGTCGGCTTATTTGGGTTTCCTGAGCGCCCATGGCCGCTGCCTGCCGGTGGGAGCAAGTCGGACAAAGGGCGCTGCCGGCCCCACATTTCCAAATCTTCGACCAGCCAAGCCGTGCGGCCTGCACTCAGCTTGCGCGGCTTTGGTGCATCGCCGCGCGCCACCAGCGCGTCAAGCGTGCTTTCGGACAGCGCTAGGAAGGCGGCGGCGTCCGGCCGTGCGAGGTAGAGCGGGCGGATATGCACGATGGGAACGGATGCCTTGCTCACGATGCTTTTCCTTCCTGTCCTTGGTCTTGCCGAATGCGAGTGACAACTCCACAAAGAGTCGATTCAGAGGAATAAATCGTCTTGTCGTCGTCATGGCCGCCACGCAGACTTGGCGGATGCTTGATGCGATCACCAACCCAGAGGCGACCTATGTTCCGTACACCCGGCAACGGCCGGCTTGCGGCCACTGGGAGGGCGTTGTCGACATCGTGTACATCGATAGCAAGACCGTTCACATCTGCGATCGATTCCATGCAGACGAAGCTAATGCCTTGATGGACGCATCGGTCGACGCAATGCGGCTCGCAGGTGTTCTTTGACTTCGACATTCGAAGAAATTGGGTGTTCGCAAACTTGTTCTGACATGGTGAGTAATCCATCACGCTCGCTCTGACCCCAGCCAGCGTGCAATCCGCATACTCCGGTTTTCGATGTGAGGAGGCCTGTATGCAGAAATGCGCAAACTGTTTGAGCTTGATGAACCATGCAGTAGGGGACCGTGGTGTTAAAGGCTGGCTGCGCTCTGACCCACTGGGTTTGAACCACGAAACGATCAAGATGATGCAAGCACCCCTTGTTTGTAAGGAGTGCACGACCCGGTGGCGCCGGACCAAGCTGAAGCCCAGCGGTGCAGTCCGGTGGTCTGAGGTTGCCCAAGCGGGGCAAGTGCTCTGGTAAGAGATCAACGCTGCCGCTTTGAAGTAGACCTTGGCATGGTTGTTCCAGAAGGCAGGGCCGGTGGACTGGTGCTTCATACTGCGGCCTTCAACATTGGAAGGCGACCATGGATATGCATACGTTTCTCGAAGAAGTGCACGTTGACTTGGCGAAGAGCGGCAGGCATGCGGTAGCTACGCTGCGGCGCTATGAGGACGGCTGGCTGGTGCATAAGGTCGCCGAGGAAGGACGGCCCGACGTCGAGGAGCACGTTGATGTCTTTCCTGACAAGGACACAGCTGGGAAGGCCGCCGAGAAGCTCTGGATTCCGTAGGGTGCAGAAGGCGTCGCACAGATGTGTGAAGGTCATGCGGCGGCCCTCACGGTCCTGCAGTTGCGCGCCAGCTCGACCAACCAAGCGGCCAGCGCTGGCGGTGTTCGCTCCCGCTCGGCCCGACACATGTTCTCGATGCGGCCGGTGGCCAGCTGGTCGGAGTAGGGCAGCTCCGGCACTGGGCCAACTATGTACAGGCCCGTCTCCTTCGGCGCGCGGTGACCCCACCAGCTCTGGAAGACCGGCACGAGCACGCCGCCGTGCTGATCGCGCACGCCGATAGATCCGCAGTTGGCCTCATCCCACAGCGCCGAGGTGATCGGATGCTCGAGCACGCCGCCGAACTGCCGGACCTGTGCGATCGCCCACAGAGCCAACTCGCGTTCGCCCTCCCGCGGCTTCGCCCAGTGCGAGTAGCGCCCCCACGAGCGGCACGGGGGGTGGGCCACTACCGGAGCACCGCCGGGCCACTTCAGCGCGTCGCGCTCGAAGTCCCACACGTCCGTTCCCGGCAGGGTCTTGTAGACGCTGTCCGCGCGTGCGAACAGAACGGCAACGGTGCTCATGCTGCCCTCCCATGCTCTCCGGGGGACAGAGGCGCGAAGACAAACACCCGGAGAGGTGTTTTCAGAGCTGCTTTGGGGAACGCCCGACCCGTTCTACGATGACCTTTTCCACCCGCGAAGGAGCTGCCATGCATAAGTTGTCCCGCCAAGGCTTTGCCGACGAAGTGAATCGCCGAGTTCGAGTACATCCCTCGTACTGCCAAGGGAATCGCATCAGGCTGCACCCCGATGGCTCTACGGAGCAATCGGCTAAGAGCTACGCATACGACTACTGGGGCAACGGAACCGAAGCGGAGCAAAAAGCGATGTTTTCCCAAGTGGAAGAAAAAGTGCGAGCCGAGTTTGAGGTTGAGGCATACGAGTCGTGGGCTGTGCCGCGCGACGTGCAACTGGGTCGTCATGCCTGACCTCCGTCCTGTGCATCTCTGGCAAAAAAGACCCTGAACGACACCGCCCACACCCACGGGTTGGCCTCGACCGAACCAGGGCCGTTGATGGCCTCCCACAGCGACCAGTAGCTCATGCGCGGGTCCGCCGAGTGGTAGTGGGTCGTGTCGGCCAAGCCGAAGCCGTCGTCGCGCTGGCGCACGATGCCCTCGGCCAAGGCATCGGCCTCGCTGACGTCTTGTAGGCGCTCGACGCGCACATCGGTGATCTCCAGCAGGATGCGGCTGGCCCAGCGGGGCATGTGGATCGACGGCTTCCAGCGCATGCCGATCTCGTCCTTCTCAGACGGCGCGATCATCAGCTGCGTGTCGGGCTCGGAGGCGCGGTAGCGGGGGATGTACCGGTAGCTTGCCTCGTCTGCCTCGTCCTCCCACTTCACAGGCCCGAGGGGCGGCACGATGCCGGGATCACCTTCGTAGTCGCGGGTGTTCTCGATTGCGAAGGCCTCGCGTACCCACAGCCGATCACCGGGCCGGCCATATGGGCAGGAATAGGGGTACTCCATACCGTCGTTGCAATTCGAGCTTTCGCCGTCATCGCTCTGATACGGCCACCAGCCAGAGCCATGGTCTTCCAGCACGAACCACTCGCGAGTCCGCGGCAGTTTCACTACGCGCCGCGTCTGCGTCTTGCTGCCATCGAGCAAGGCGTGCACCAGCGGCGCGCTGAAGAGGATTGGGCGCTCTTTCACGACTTTCTCTCGTTTAGCGCGTGCCTCTGGAGGAAGGATTTAGGGCCCGGGCAGCATGAGATGTACCCCGGGCGACACTTTTTGGTCGAGCCCGGGCAGGAAAGTGAGGTCGTGACAGCAGACTTCTCAGTGCACGCAGGCTCGTTGGCCAGCGGCACATTGAAAGTTTCACCATGAATCAGATCAATATCTGCGGATTTCAAACCATCATCAACGTTAGTCCGGTGATGGGGGGCTAGCGCTGGACGTGGGCCTTCCATTGCGAAAACGGCATCAGCGGCCGCAACACGGAAGAGCTCTGCCCGTCTCAAGCTGCGGCATGGGACGAGGCGCGCAGTGCAGCGTTTCGAGTGCTGCAATCGATCAAGGAGTAGGCTCACGCTGTTGCCCCCCCGTAAATCTGCGCTTCATGGGTGAAGTTGTCGCGCTTCATGCCACGGCCTCGGGCGCCTTGAACTTCTTGAACGGCAGCGTCTTGATGTGCGCGCCGAAGAACTTGCCGATCGACTCGGCGCCGATGAAGGCGGCGTGCACGTCCGGCTCGACATCCGGGTACTGATAGAGCGCGCCGCCACGCGTGAAGGTGACGGCCAGGGTCTTGGTCCCGGCGTCGTAGCCGATGGCGGCAACCTGGTTCGACTCGACCGGCGTCATGTTGATCACGAGCGGCTGCTCGTCGGAGAACGGGGCCGGAGCGGTGTAGGTCTTGGGCATGGTGGTCTCGCTGGTGAGGAAATTCAGGCGGCAGCCGCTTGCAGCTGCGTGACGCGGAGGGTGTGTTCCGCGATGGCGCGGCCGATGAGCGGCAGGTCGCTGTCGCGATAGAAGCGGCGAGCGCCGTCGATGCGCGCCGGCTCGAAGCCGAGCTGCTTGAGGAACACCGCGTTGACGTCGTAGCCGAGGCGACGGTTGATGCCACCGATGAGCAGGGTGGCGGCGCCGGTGTCGGCAGCCGGCGCCGCGGCGCGCGCGGGCAGCTGGTAGACGGCGGGCGCCGGTGCGGCGGCAGGCTCCGGGTCGGCGGCGGGGGTCGCCGGCTCTGCGGCGATTGCTGGTGACGGTGTCGGCGCCGCGGCGGCGGCGCGCGTGGCCTCTTCGCGCTGGGCCCGGTCGCGCTCTTCCTGCCGGATGCGTTCGCGCTCCTGCTCGGCCAGTTCCTCGGCGCGCTTGCGGTCCTTCGCGCGCTGCTCGCTGACGCGGTACTGCACCAGGGCGACGAAGTCATCGGCGGCCTTGGTGACCAGCGTCGCGACATCCGGGAACAGCGCCATGAAGTCGCCGGCCTCGGCCGTCAGGTGCTTGAGGTTGACGTCGATGCGGTCGGCCCAGCCGCTGGCAGCGATCTTGGACTGGGCGAGCAGCGAGTCGACGGCGTCCTGCATGCTGTCGAGGTTCTTCTTGCCCTTGATGGCGCCGGCGAAGTCGACAGGGAGGGCTGGCATGTAGGGGCGGCCGAGGCGCTGGTTCAGCGCGGCGATGTGCGCAGCGTGTGCCTTGACGGCGCCCTGCACGATGGCGAGCCGGCGGTTCTCCTTCTCGGCCGCAACGAGCTTCTCGCGCGACAGGCGGGTAGAGCGCGCCAGCGTGCGCAGGTCGGCGACGGTGCGGCGCATGGCCTCGACGTCCGACAGTTCAGCGAGAGCGCTGTTCTCTGCGCCCTCGAGCGCGTCCTCCGCCTTCTTCAGCGCCTTGCACTCGGCTTCGGCGTCGGCGAACTCCTGGTCAGTCGCCGGCTTTGCCACCATGCGACCGATGAAGGCACGCAGGGCGGTACCGAACTCCGGCAGGTTGGATGCGACGGCGAGCTGACCATCCATGCGAACCGATGCGGCCGGCAGGCTCTCCATCGGCGTAGCCGACACCGCAACGTTCGCCGCCTTCGGCACGTAGGCGGCGACGTCGAGCTCGAACTGCTCCCAGCCAGACAGGATCGCAGCGCGCAGCTCAGCGTCCGGCTCGTACCAGGCGTGCAGTTCCTCGACCAGTTCCTCGCCGGCCCACTTGGACGCCATGAACAGGATCCGGCTTGCGCCGGACACCATGCACTGTTGCTCCATCTGCACGCGGTAGGCGAGTGGCAGAGCGTCGGCGCCAGCGTCCGACACCGGCACTGGCGGCACGATCACAGGCTTCGGCGCCGGCAAGCACCGCGAGGGCTTCGGCGGCGCGATCATCATCGACGATCCGCACAAGGCGGATGAGGCGAAGTCGGATGTGATCCGCCAGGGAGTGATCGACTGGTTCCAGAACACGCTGGAGAGCCGGAAAAACAGCCCGGAGACGCCGATCATCGTGATCATGCAGCGGCTGCACCAGGACGACCTGGCCGGCTGGCTGCTCGGCGATCGCGGCGTCGACATGGCAGGCCCGCCGGTGGCCGGCGGCAATGGCGAGGTGTGGGAGAACGTCTGCTTGCCGGTCTGGAACGAGGACGAGACGCCCCTGTGGCCCGAGAAGCACAACGCCGAGGACCTGCGCCGCATGGAGAAGGCCGCACCCTATGTCTTCGCCGGCCAGTACCGCCAGCGGCCGGCGCCGCCCGACGGCGGGGTGATCCAGCCCGACATGTTGCAACTCGTCGAGGCCATCCCGACGAACGTGGTGGAGTGGTGCCGCGGCTGGGACTTGGGCGCGTCAGCCTCCGGCGACTTCACCGCCGGCGGGCGCCTGGGCCGCATGGCCGACGGCCGCTTCGTCATCGCCGACATGGTGCGCGAGCAGTACGAGACGAACAAGCGCGACGCCCTCATCAAGAACACGGCGGTGCGCGACGGCCGCGCGCACAAGCAGAGCCTGCCGCAGGACCCGGGACAAGCAGGCAAGAGTCAGGTGCAGGCGTTCGCTGCGCTACTGGCCGGCCACAGCGTGCACTTCAGCCCAGAGTCAGGCGACAAGGTGACCCGGGCGGATCCTCTGTCCAGCCAGATCAACGCGGGGAACGTGGTGATGGTGCGTGGGCCTTGGAATAAGGCGTTCATGGACGAGTGCCGACTGTTCCCGTTTGGGAAGTACGACGATCAAGTAGACGCGGCGGCGCGAGCATTCAACGGGCTGATGCATCCGCAAGCGGGAATATTTGCTTAGGCAAGGGGAGGCGCTGCCTCAATAGCTTGAGCTGCGGTTCTTGAAGCAAATTGGGATTTTTCTGTCTGAGCAAGAAATGCGTTGCCTTTTGCTGAAACGAAACTGCGGCGATATCGAGCTCCCGTCACTTTTTCGTTCGAGGTCAAACCATGGACCTGTAATTTTGGGCAAACATTGTGATAAAGAAAAGATTCGGCAACTGAGCTATTCGCTGCATTTGTTACGCCATTTATCAAAAGCTCCTTATTTTGATAGAAAATATCGAAGAGGCTATTTGTGATGTCTTCATCTCCGGCATAGACTGCTGCAGGCACTTTTACATCAATTGCTTGTAGCACTTGCTTAATTTCATCATATATGGGCAAAGTTTCTGGAGGGTTTGCAGTCGGCGCAGTAAAAACACGCTTTTCTAATTTATCAATGACTTCTTTCAAAGATCGATTTTCATCGGACAGTTTTTTGATTTCATCAAAAAGTGGTTTAGTGTCGAGAATTTCGTCCCCTGACACCCAGCCCTTCAAGTCACGGTTGCTAGCAAAATCGGCGAGGCTTTCGTGAACGCACAACTTGATATCTTTTTGGTCGTCGAAAAATGAAGATATGTTGCTAAGCACTTTCTGGCGAAACAATGCAAGTTCTCTTTGATTATCTTTTTCTCCGAATGAGGTGCCGTGGGCCCTAATTTTATTTTCCAATGCAACTTCCGAAGTCACGACAGCAAACATCGCTTTGCCTTGTTCGGAGGCATAGTCATATTCAAGTTCGGTGTAACTTACTCCAGATGATCTTTCTATAGAGCCATACCTGCCCCCCAGAATCAACATGTAAACATCAGATTCGTCAATCCACTCTTTAATTGTCATCATTTGGGAGCGGTCGCCAGCAGTAAATAGTTCCATGCCAGCTGGGATATGGCCTGCCTTCAGAATTGCACTGACTGCAGCTTGCCTTTCTTCAATGAGATCGGTAAAAGTGCTCGAAACAAAAACCTGTAGCCTGCGTTTCAAAATAGCCTCATGTAAATATTGGCGTTAATGCATCGTAATGTAACTGAACAAATGACGATCAGAAAGCCGTCTCCCTAACATAGCTCGGCATGACCGACTCCGACACCCTGCGCTCCCGCGAGGCGCTGTTCTCTTTCTTCATGGGCTTGGATGGCAAGCGGCCTGGCGCCTGGGAGTCCTATGGCTACAAGCGCGCGTTGACCTTCGAGGACTTCCAGCAGGCCTATGAACGCGGCGGCGCAGCGCATGGCGCGGTGCACCGTCTGCTCGATGGCTGCTGGCAGAAGCTCCCCCGCATCAAGCAGCCCAAGGCCGACAAGGAGACGCCGTGGGAGACGAAGGCCAATGCCGTGCTCAAAGCGATCAACGGCTGGCAGAAGCTGCGCGACCTCGACCGGCGCAACCTGGTCGGCCGGTACTCAGCTCTGATCTACCGGATGGCGGACAGCCAGCCGCTGTCGGCCCCGCTGGCGAAAGCCGTCCGCTTGGTCGACCTGATCCCCGTCTTCGAAGACCAGATCAAGGTCACGAAGTGGGACCAGGACAAAGCGTCGCCGCGCTACGGCCAGCCCGAGACCTTCCAGTACCGCGCGCGGCGCGTCAACGCTGTCGACACCCGGGGTCAGCCTGACGAGTGGCTCGACGTGCATCACAGCCGGGTGCAGATCCTGGCCGAGGGCAGCGTCGGCGACATGTTCGAGGGCGTACCGCTGCTCAAGGCTGGCTTCAACAACCTGGTCGACATTGAGAAGCTGAGCGGCGGCGGCGCCGAGTCGGCGTTGAAGAACAGCGCGCGCACGATCGTCTTCAAGTACGAACCGTCGGCCAGTGTCCAGGCGCTTACGAGCGTCAACCCCGACGGCAGCGTGTCGACGAAGTCGGTGCGCGAGGTGCACGAGGAGCAGACCCGGGCCCTGAATCGCAACCAGGACAGCAGCATCGTGCTGCAGGGCGGTGAGGCCACGACGCTCCAGACGACCATTGGTGACCTGTCGCCGCAGTTCGGCATCGCGGCGAACCTCTTCGCCGCCTCGGTGCGCATTCCCTTCACGATCCTGTTCGGCCAGCAGACCGGGCGCCTGGCCAGCGACGAGGACAAGGCCGACTTCGGTGCTCGCTGCGCATCGCGCCAGGCCAACGACCTCACGCCCATGCTAGAGGAGTTCGTGCGCCGCATGCAGGCCGCCGGCGTGATCGACGCGGGCGACTTCGAGATCGAGTGGCCGCCGGTGAACGCGCCGAGCGACCTCGACAAGCTCACCAACCTGGGAAAAGCCACGGCAGCGATGCAACAAGCCTTCCAAGCAGGTCTGACCGAGCCACTGTTTGATGCGAACGAGCTGCGCGCCATGGTGGGCTTCGAGCCACGCGCGGACGACGGCATGCCGGAGGAGGGCGACCTCGAGGAGGACCCGAACGCCGATTCCCAGGCCGATCCGGCCGCTCTTCCCAAACCCGAACCCAAGCAAGGAGCAAAGGCATGAAATCCGAACTGATCAAGTGGCGCATCCAGGTGCGCGAGAACCGCAACGCAGCGTGGAAGAACCATAGCGGCCTCTTCGAGACACAGTGGATGGCGCTCCAGCAGGCCCGCCGGCTGCGCGAAGGTACGGCCGAGGGCCAGAAGGCCGGCCAGGGCTATGGGCGCGGCAATGTGCAGGTCATCCGGCACGAGCGGAAGGTGAAGGCGGCATGACCCAGGCGGCGGGCCAGCGCATGCCGAACCCGATCGTCCCCGGCAACCCGCAGGAGCGCACGGGCAGCGCCGGCATCATGCGGCGCGCCGTCGCCGAGATCGCCCGTCGGTATCGAGGCCTGAGCGCCGACGTCCTGGCCGTCTTCGATCGCATCCCCATCTACGCCGAGAACGACGACAAGGGCAGCACCGACGCGCCGGCCCGCGTCCACTACGGTGCCACGCCGCAGATCCTCGACCAGACCATGCTGGACCTGCAGGCCGCGCTCGATCGCTGGATCGCTGACGGGCGCGAGACCAACCACGTCGCCTGGTGGTCGGTCTATCAGGAGGCGGCGGCCCAGCTCGGCACGGCCCAGGCGGCGGCGAACCTCGCGAACCTGTCGCCGGCCTATGCCGCGGCGCGCAGCCTGGAGACCATCGTCTTCAGTGAGCCATACCGCACGCGCGCCCAGATCGCCCGCGTGCGCTCGAACGAATACTGGACCGGCCTGACCTCGCAGGCCCGCTCCGACTTGGCCGGCGTCATTGGCCGCGCAGTGGTGGACGGGAAGAATCCGAAGGCTGTGCGCGCCGAGATCATGGAACGGCTGGATGTGAGTAAGTCCCGGGCGGCCCTGTACGCCCAGACCGAGCTCCCCGGCACGCTGCGCGAGGCGCGACTTGCGGAGAGTGAAGACGCCGAGGAGCAGCTGGGCATCAATACGGCGTTGCTGTGGACGTCGGCCTTCAAGCCCACGACGCGCACCTGGCATGCCTCGCGATCGGGCCGCACCTACTCACGCGAGGAGGTCCGGGCTTTCTACGCCACCAACGGCAACCGCTTCCGCTGCTACTGCGCCCAGACCGAGGCGCTACTCGATTCTGACGGCAAGCCCATCCTGACGAAGAGCCTGCAGTCGTCTATGGCGAATGAGCGAAAAGCTTGGCAGGCCATACATGGCAAGCGTTAAATCAAATAATTGGTTTTTTTAGTATGTTTATTTGAATATGCCTTGAAAGCATATTGGGATTTTTTTGGACGTCCATATAAAGGCCAGCTGCATGCAGTGCGTTTTGAAGCAGTATGGCGCCTTGCAGTATCACATCATTGTCATTTGGCGAGACAGTCAAAGAAATTCCCGTATCACTGGGGCCTGTTTGTACTATTTCTCGAGGAAGTGTTCCCATCGGGGTTGGAAGATAGCTAACCCCTCCTGCAATAATCATCTGCATGATATCTTGTGCAAACATTTGTGATTCTGTATCTGCTACTGACCCAACAGATACGTTAAGACTGTTTGGCCCTCGAAAATGTCCTGATCTGAGTGCGGATGCGCCTGCCTCAGCTTGCTGTTTGGTGAGCTTTCGAATTTCCTGCATTTTTTGAAGCTGAAGCTTCAATCGTTCTGATTCCGCTTTTGCTTTTTCCGCCTCTAGTTTAATCGACGAAGTATCTTTTTCTAACTCTGCTGCTTTGAAGTTGGCTTGTGCTGCTTTTTGATTGGCTTCGGCTATGAGTCTTTGGTTTATCTTATCTCGCTCATCTGCATAATCGGAAAGCACATTACTGCTCCAAAAAGCGCCAAATGTTCCGATAAGCGCCAATATTGCCCCAAAAATCAACATAACGTTCGAAGCCAAACTCATATTATTGGCTGCATCTTGGCTGAGATTAAGCATGCGCATAACTTTCATATATGGAAAGCATTGTGCATATTCCTTCCCTAACATGCAGAGGCATCCCTTTCTGAGGCATGCCCATGAAGAAGCAGAAGCGAGTCCATATCGTCAGCGCCGTGAACGCGGCCAACGTCACGAAGGACGGTAGCAAGTACACCATCCGTGATGTCTGCGGCGCTACCGACGACATCGTGATGAACCAGCGGCTGTATCCGGCCGACCAGCTCGCCATCGGCGCGCCCACCCTCAACGGCAAGCCTGCGCCCGCCGGCCATCCCAAGAACAGTTCCGGCCAGCACATCAGTGCAGCCAACGGTGAGGCCCTAGCCACGGCCTGGATCGGCGCGTACTGCACCAACGTTCGGCACGAGGGCGGCCGCACGCTGACCGACGTGGTGGTCAATGGCGACATGGCGCGCGCGACGCCGCTGGGCCTTACCCTGGTCGAGCGGCTCGACGCGGCCATTGCCGGCACCAACGCCGAGCCGATCCACGTGAGCACCGGCCTCAACCTAGCCGAGGTCGTCGCCAACGGCGAGAGCCGCGGTAAGAAGTACCGCTGCATCGCGACCAACATCCAGTACGACCACCTCGCCATCCTGCTCAACGAGACCGGCGCCGGTACGCCGGAGGAGGGCGTCGGCATGTTCGTCAACGCGCAGGGCGAGCAGGAGGAAATCGAGACCGTCGTCGTCAACGCCGCGCCCGACGACCGCCGCGATGAGGGCTTGTTCAAGACCCTGCTGCGCAAGCTCTGGGGCAACGCCAACGAGCTGAGCTTCGACCAGATCTATTCCGGCCTGCAGGCGCTGCTGCCTGAAAGCGCATGGCCGCGCGAGGTGTTTTCCAACTACTTCATCTGGTGCGACCGCGACGGAAAGCTCTTCAAACAGGATTACTCCATTTCCTCGGACGGCTCCATAGCATTTGTTGGGCAAGCAATCGAAGTGACCCGCAAGGTCGATTACGAACCGATCACCAACCACCAGAAGGACGATCCAGTGAAAGACAAAATCCTCGCCGCGCTCAATGCTGCCGGCATCGCTGCGGCAGGACTGGATGACACCCAGCTGCTGTCCGCCTACAACTCGCTTGTCGTCAAGCCGGTGCAGGACAAGCTCGTCGCGGCCAATTCCGCCGTCGCCGGCTACGAGGCCGAGCGCGCCGCCGTGCAGAACGCCGAGCGCGACGCCCTGGCCACTAAGCTCGCCGTCAACAGCGTGCTCACCGTCGACGACTTCAAGGGCATGCCACTCGCGCGCCTGAAGGAGCTCGACGCCAAGGCGACCGCCACTGCCGCGCCCGTCACTGTCGCCTCGAACGCCGCCGGCAAGATCACTGCCGACGAGTTCGCCGGCTACGACCTCAACAAGCTAGAGGGCTGATCCATGAACCGCATCTACCGTTCGGGCAGCGGCGTTCCGCGTCCCCGCACCATCACTGACAAGACCGTTGCCGCCGCGCTGCTGCCGGGCACGGCCGTCTTCATCGGCGCCACGCAACTGACCCAGGCCACGTCGCCCAGCGGTGGCCGCTTCGCGATCCTCGGCGACCGCGACTATTACAGCTCGGGCGGTATCAACCTCGCCACCGACCCGCTGATGACGCCGTACGCCGCCGGCGAGTCGGGCGTCGCATACCTGCCCAAGCCCGACGACGAGTTTGCGATGGCCATGGCCGCTGGCACCTACGTCACCGGCCAGGAGCTGACCGTCGCCGCCGCTGGCCGTCTCGCTGCCGCCGTGGCCGGAAACATCGTCGTCGCCCACTACGACCAGGCCGGCAAGACCGTCGCCGCCGGTGAGCTGGCCGACGTCGTGGTCTCCAACTTCTATACCAAGGCCTAAGGGGTCCTCATGCTCACGTTCACTCCCGAACAGCAAGCCGCCGTGATGGCGGCCCGTGCCGGCTTCAACCAGCGCGCCGTCGCGCTGGCGGCCAACTCCGCCGCCATGACCTTCGAGGGCAACTCGCTCGCCATCCCGCTGGACGCCTGGCGCCGGATCGATACGCGTGCCCAGGCCCTGGCCCGCACCCGCCTGCCGATCTTCAACCGCCTCGCCAAGGCCAGCACCATCCCGGTCAGCATTGCCGACCTGGTGAACTACTACCCGCAGGTCAGCGACTCGGGCGACGTGCTGGTGTCGATGGACGGCCGCAACACGGCCAAGGCCGACGCGCCGGTGATGAAGTTCGCCGGCACGCCGGTGCCCATCCTGACGTCGAACGCCCGCATGGGCTGGCGCCAGATGGAAGTCCTGCGCAAGGGTGGCAGCATGCTCGACACCGTCAGCATCGCCAACAATCAGCGCAAGATCGCCGAGAAGCTGGAGGACATGGCCCTCAACGGCCTGACCGGCATCAACGTCGACGGCAACGTGATCTACGGCCTACGCAACCTGCCCAGCCGCAACACGTTCCAGCACGGCCTCACGCTGGCGAGCGCCACCGGTGCGCAATGGCTGGCCGTCATCAAGCAGGTGATCGCCGCCGCCATGGGCGACAAGCAGTTCGGCCAGATCACGATCTTCGTGAACTTGGGCGACTACACCGCCGCCGACACCACCGACTACGCGGCGAACTACAGCGGCACCATCCTGCAGCGCCTGGGCTCGGTCAACCAGCTCAAGGAGATCGTGCCCGCCGCATCACTGCCCCCGAACGAGGTGATTGCCATCGTCGACCTCGACGTGGGCGAGTGGGGCGGCATCTTGTCGGCCATGCCGCTGACCACGCGGCCAAAGACCCGCATCGAGCCCGAAGACGACTACGTCTTCGGCGTCATCGCCGCTGCGGCCCCGCAGTTCCGCACCGACTACGACGGCAATTCGGCCTTTGTCCACGGCACCCAGTAAGGAGATCTCATGCTCTACGAAATCAAAGTCCTCAAGGCGCCCTGGCCCAAGGGAGCCAAGGTCGGCGACGTCATCGACATGCCTTACCTGCCCGCCTGGGCAGAGGGTAAGTGCAGCATCGCGCTCGACGGCACCAAGGCCGACTTCACCCTCGACCGCAGCGATGTGGTCGAAGGAGATGGCGCCGGCGCGGCTCCTCCGCCCGTCGATGCCATCAACGCCCAGGTCGCCGACCTGCAGCGGCAGCTGAGCGAGACCGAGGGTCGCGCGAACGGCCTGTCGGACACTATCCGCCGGCTGCTCGACGAGCTCAAGGAAGGCGTCTCCGATGCTTACGTGGCAGAGAAGAAGCTGGCCGATGCCGAGGCTGCCAAGGCTTTGCTGCTGAAGGACAAGGCCGCGGCCGATGACGAGCTCAAGCAGCTGCGTGAGAAGCTCGCCACTGCCGATGCAGCACTCGCCGCCGCCAAGCCGAAGGGCAACGGCAAGTGATCACGAGCACGCAAGCGCAGCAGTACCTGGATCAGGCCCTGGGCGTGAGCGTGCCGTTGTTCATCGTGGACGGCGCGGTCGCCAAGGTGGCCGCTGCCGAGCCCGTCATGATCGCCGCCGGTTACAGCACGAGCGATCGGGTGCTGATCCAGACGTACGCCGTCTCGCTCATCGCCTCGGCCGGCGCGCCGCGGCGCATCGCTTCGCAGGGCGCCGCCTCCGGTGCCTCGCGCAGCTTTAAGAACTTCGACGCCAGCCTCACGGCGCTACGTCGATCCCTCGCCGCGCTGGACACAGCCGGCACCGTGGCTGGCCTGGTCGGGATCGATCCAGCGGCCAACACGATGTTCATGGTCGTCTGACCGGAGGTCTCATGACCGTCATTGCCGCATCCGTCCAAACGCTTGCCGTCGGCGCGCCTGGCGCCTGGTTCTCCGTCACCGGCTCGAGCTTCGTCGCCGACATCGACACGGCCGGCACGGTCTATCTGGAGACGCGCCGCGACGCCGCTGATGCGAATCCGAAGACCGTCGCCAGCGAGAAGAGCGGGGCGGACGTGAAGCCGCGCATCGTCGGTCCGTGCTCCGTCATCGTCGGCTGTGTGGCCGGCCGCCAATACCGCTTTGTCGCCGTCGCCGGCACGCCGGCCGTCGCCGCTGACCAGTAGGCGCCGCCGATGATCTATCCGGGCATCCGGTTCGAGGTCGGTTCTACGATTCGCACAGCGCTTGATCGGATTGCCAGCGTGGCCAGCTTCGAGGCGCAGCTCTCTGCCATCTTCGCCGGCGGCGCCAAGGGTGCCTGGTACGAGCGCAGCAACCTGTCATCACTGTCTCAAGAGCCCTCCGGCGTGACGCCGGTGTTAGCCGCAGGACAGGTCGTCGGGCGCGGACTGTCGCGCGACCAGGGCGTCGGGCGCGGTACCGAACGCGTCATCAATGGCACCTTCGCTTCGGACACGGCCTGGACCAAGGGAACAGGCTGGTCCATCAGCGGCGGCATGGCTCGCATCAATGGATCCAACACCGGGTCGTCATTACTAACAGCTGCTGCGCCTCTGTCCGATCTCATCGTCGGCATGACCTATGAGGGGCTGTTCGACTACACGAGCACGTCGGGTCGCCTGCGGTTCAATCCGGTCGTCGGCAACGCTGGCGCGCTGGTGGCATCGGGATCTTCCGGCCGCTACAGCTCATTCTTCGTGGCGACTGGAGATCCGACATCGTTGGCCATCCAGGCGCCAGATGCCAATACGGTAGCCACCATCTCGCTGGTGTCGGTCAAGCCGGCGCCGGGCAATCACCAGATCCAAGCGACAGCAAGTCTCAAGCCGCTCTATCAGACCGGGCCGAAGCGGATAGTGTTCGATGGTGTCGACGACGTGCTCACAACGACCTTTCCGGCTGCGCTGGGTGCAAACTGCACCGTGATCCGCGTCATCCCCGGCACTGGCGTCGTCATCACCACTGGCCAGAACATCGGCACCAGCTTCGCCGACAGCGTTTCGGCCTCGGTGCTCATCATCATCGACCGTCCGTTGACTGCTGCTGAGACCAGTGCAGCCATCGGCTATGGCAACCAACAGGCGTTGTTGTGAGCGCCGCTTCGTCTTGGTCGTACACCTCCAGGGCGACCCTGTGGTTGCGGTCGAGCCGCGATGATTGGACCGGCCAGGCCGGCTATGCCGCGCCGGTGCAGATCGCCTGCGACTACACCGCCGAGTCCCTGCGCGTGACCGATGCCAAAGGCGTCGAGTTCACGACCAAGCAGATCATCTTCACCGAGCGCGCCGACATCAAGCAGGGCGACATGATCCTCATCGGCATCTCGGCGCTGGCCGATCCGATCGCGGCCGGCGCGATGGAGGTGCGTGCCGTCACGCGCTACGCGGACACCTTCGATCAGGTCGCGGACGATTACCGCGTCATGACCTAGCCTCCCTAGCATGCGACGACATGGCCAAGGCTCGTGTCGTCAACAAGCTCCCGCAGTTCGTGAACGCGGTCGAGAAGAAGGCCGCGCGCGGGATGGTGCAGGGCTTGATCCTGGGCGCCAGCGAGGCCAGCGTGCTCACGCCCATCGACACGTCTAACCTGCTGAATTCGCAATTCCGATCGATCGAGAAGCAGGGCACCCAGATCGTCGGCACCGTTGGCTACACGGCCGACTACGCGGCAGCCGTCCACGACCCCGACCACAAGCAGACGTTCCAGCGCGCCACTGCCCGCAAGGAGTTCCTCAAGGAGGGCTTCCGAATTGCTGAGCCGAACATCCGCGCCGTTGTCATCGGGAGCATCAAGACGTGACGGCCACCGACGCCCTCCGCGCGTTCCTCGCGCCGCTGCTGTCGGGTTGGCGCCTGCAGTACGGTCGCTGGATCGATGACGGCAAAGCCTTCCGCTACGCCGTGCTGCGTCCGATCGGCGGCCTGCCGGGGGCTCTGGTGCGCCAGCCGCGCTACACGCTGATGCTGATCGGCAAGGCCGACGACCCTGCCGTGCTGCCTGAGACCTCCGCGCAGGCCGTCATCACCGCCATGCAGACCAGCTCCGGCGGCCTCGTCTTCATGGAGCCCGGCGAGCCCGTCTACACATCGACGAACGACGGCCGGCCGGTCGTCGAGCTTTCGATTTCGACCATCACCAACCACATGTAAGGAGCAGGGCATGACTGCATTTGTAGGGCGCGACGTCGCCGTAGAGTTCGCCATCGGTCCCGAGGGCACGGCGCCCGGTAGCACCGACTGGAAGGCGCTGGGCATGATGCGCGGCAAGTCCATGAAGACCAGCTGGGAGACCGTCGACACCACGGCGGATAAGAGCCCGGGCTTCACGAAGACCAACCTGGTGACGTTCAAGAGCGTTGAGTTCTCGGGCGATGGTGTCAGCTACGACGATGACGTCTTCAACCAAGCGCTGTTCAAGGGCCATGCCATCAGCCCGGGCTCGGCCACCTCGAATCAACCCAAGGTCTGGCTGCGCATGACCGACCCGAATGGCGACAAGTACCAGGGCCCGTTCATCATCAGCGAGTACTCCGACGACCGCCCGTATGCCGACGCGGCCACGTGGAGCATCACCGCCATGAGCAACGGCAACGTCGTCTTCACGCCCGCGCCTTGAGATGCTCGTCGAGTGCGGCTTCACGCGGGCCACAACCGCCGACGGCCGGGAATTCACGTTCCGGCCGTCGTTCGGCCGCATCTCGACGCTCGGAGACCCACTGGCGATCGTAAGGCTCTACGCGGGCCTCTTCGGCACGCGCGCTGCGGGGGATGCGCGCTATGTCCTGGCCTGCCTGTGCGACCAGGAAGACCCGCTGCCGCTGCTGGGCTGGCTGGACGCGGAGCTCGTCGAGCATCCAGGAGCCATGCCGCCGTCCGAGCAGGTCATCCTCGCGCGCCACCTCATGCAGCACGGCATTGTCGGCAAGGCGCGGCCGGAGGCCAGCAGCGGGGCGAAGGGCAAGTTCTCGGACCGGTTCGACGCATCCGAGTTCGTGTCTGCCGCGCGCGTGCACCTCGGGCTGTCGAGCGAGGATGCTGAGGCCCTCAGCATGACTGAGTTCCAGACCATGTTCGAGATGAAGTTCCCGGACAAGAACAAGCGTGACGTGCCCAGCCGGACTGAGTACGCAGCGGGCATGGCTCGCCTGAAGGGGAAGATGGATGTCTGAGAGCGTCGGCAGTATTCACTTCGACGTCACGCTCGAAACCAGCACGCTCATCGATGGGCAGCGCAAGGTCGAGCAGCAGACGAAGAAGGTCACGGACAGCCTCAACGGGGTGGGCGATGCTGCCGGCAAGGCTGAGCGCAAGTTCACCGCGGCCGGCGCCGGCTTGCGCGAAGCGAACGTGCAGTTGGGCGTCACTGTCACCGTCGCACAGGCGGCGGGTACGGCGATGCGCGACGCGTCGAGCGAGACCGTTGGGCTGAACACGCGGCTCAGCGCACTGGCCATCGCGGTCAAGGTGCTGGCCGCCGCCTATGCCATCGTCAAGGCGGCGCAGCTGGCCGATGACATCCGCCTCATGGCTGCGCGCGTCGATGTGGCCGCCGAAAGCGCGTCAGGCGGCGCCGTCGCGATGTCGCGCCTGGTCGAGATCAGCCGTCAGACCCAGACGGCCGTGTCGGCCAACGTCGAGGTCTTCACGCGCCTCAACCAGTCCCTGCTGCAGATGGGCGGAACGCAGAACGACACGCTGCGCATCACCGAACTGCTCGGCAAGGCCATCAAGGTGTCCGGCGCGTCTGCCGTCGAGGCCAAGGCCGCCATGCTGCAGTTCGGCCAGGCACTGGGCTCCGGCAAGCTGCAGGGCGACGAGCTGAAGTCGCTCATGGAGACGGCGCCGTACCTGATGCGGCAGCTGGCCGACGGCATCGGCAAGCCGGTGGGCGAGCTGAAGAAACTGGGCGAGGAAGGCAAACTGACGGCCGACGTGATCGTCAACGCCCTCGGCAAGGCTGCTTCCAAGATCGAATCGGATTTCGTCAAGTTCCCTCAGACAGTGGCCGGCGCCTTCCAGGTGGCGACCGACGCGGCCGAGCGCGCGAACGAGAACCTCGACAACCTGACCGGCACCAGCACCTTCCTCACGGGCGCCGGCAAGGGCCTGTCCGAGGTGCTCAACAAACTGACCGACCAGTTCGGCGCGGCGAACGAAGAAGCCGGCAAGCTTGGGAAGAATCAGGCGATTAGGGGCTGGGCCGACGCCAGTAGGACTGCGCTGTCGTACGTGGTTGATGGCCTGGACGTCACATGGCAGGCGCTCAGCGTCTTCAGCCGTAACGTGGCGTTCGTCTTTCAGTCTGTCGGTGCGGAGATCGGCGGTGTCGGCGCGCAAGTGAAAGCGGTGCTGAGCGGTGACTTTGCGGGTGCAGTGGCGATCCGCAAGGCCATGGTGGAGGACTCGGAAAAGCGACGCTCTGATCTGGACGCAGCGGACTCTAAGACGCTAGCGAAACGAAAGCTGTTTGGTCAGCAGATGCGCGAGGCCTGGGAGCAGGGCGCCGGCGGTGGTCGCGGTTCGGTCAATCCGTCCGCTGCGCCGTCCAAACTCAAGGCGCCCAAGGGCGACGACAAGGAAGGCAGCAAGCTGGCCGCGCGCGCCGAGGCGGCCAAGGCCTATTACGAGGGGCTCGTCGCCGAGAACTCGTTCGCCATCGACAAGATCGATGCCCAGGAACGCAAGGCTCTAGCCGAGAACGCCAAGCGCGCGGCGACCGACAAGGAAAACGCCGAGGTCTACGCCAAGGCCAAGGTCGAGATCCAGAAGAAGTACGCCCGTGAGCGTGCGCTGCTGGAGGAAAAGAACGTCCAGGGCATCGCCGACTTGGCCATCGCCACCACGATCGATGAGACGCAGAAGGTCGAGCTGATCCGCGAGGAGGCGATCCGGCGCGCCAACACCGCCGAGAAGACCGGCGTCGCCACAAAGCAGGAGGCCGAGCGTGCGCGGACCCTGGCCACGTTCCAGGCCGAGAAGGCGCGCGCCGAGATTGCTGACCGCAACGACCAAGCGCGGGCCGAGGCTGCCATCCTGCTGACCCAGTCGGCAGAGGAGCGCATCCTGCTGGTCCGCGATGAGTCCATCCGCCAAGCCGAGGCCGCCTATCAGCGAGGCGCGACCACGTTCGAGGAAGCCGAGACCAAGAAGCTGACGGCTGCGCGCGAGGCGATCGCCCAGCAGAAGGCGCTTGACGCCAGCCGCGCCAGTACGGTCGTGTCGACGCTGCAGATCCGCTCCGAAGCCGGCGGCGTCCAGGACAAGGTCGCGCTGATCGTGGCGCAGGCCGCCGCCGAGCTCGCCGCAAACCAAGCGGCCTGGGACAAGGACCTCGCCGCGAGCCAGATCTATGCCGACAAGAAGGCGGCAATTGAGATGGACATGCACCGGCGCATCGCCGAGACGCGCGACGCCGCGAACCAGCTCGCGCTCACCAGCACGTCGGACGCCTTCGGTTCCATCGCCGGCGTTCTCAAGCGCGCCGATGGCGAGCAGTCCGGCATCTACCAGGCCATGTTCGCCGCGCAGAAAGCGTTCGCCATCGCCAGCTCCATCGTCGCCATCCAGACTGGCATCGCGAAGGCGGCATCGGAGCCGTTCCCAGCCAACATCGCTGCGATTGCGTCGGTCGCTGCGGCGACGGCTTCGATCATCAGCACCATCAGCGGCACCAGCTACGGCGGCGCGCGCCAGTACGGCGGGCCGACCCAGGCCGGCAGCTTGTACCGGGTGAACGAGACCGGTGCACCTGAGATGTTCACAGCCTCGAACGGCAACCAGTTCATGCTGGGCGGGTCGAGCGGCAATGTCACGCCGGCGGATCAGGTCGGCGGTGGCGGGCTGGTGTTCGCGCCGACGTATCACATCGACGGCACGGCCGACAAAGCGGCAGCTCTCGCGCAAATGCAGCGCGTGGCCGGCGAGAGCCAGAAGCAGATGATTGAGCAGCTTAAGCGGATGAAGGTGCTGCCGCAGGGCTGAGACCTCTTCCTAGCATGGGTCGGATGCCTCTGAAATCGCATTCCGCCCGCTGATGGCCATCGTCGCTTTGCCCGTCGACCTCCTCGTGTCCCAGCACAGCTTTGGCGTGCGGCGCTACGACATCACGTTTCCTGGTGGCGACACCGGCGCCGTGCAGACGGCGGTTCACGGCTTTCCGAGGCGCATGTGCTCCCTGACGTCGCCTCCGCTGATTTCAGACGAAGATGCCGCGCGCTGGCGCACCCTATTGCACGCGCTGGATGGCCGGGTCAATCACCTTGCCGTGCATGACCGCCTAAACCCGGAACCGCGTGGCACCGCGCGCGGCGCATGGACGGCCAGCGCGGCCGGTGCTGGCTCAGCCGTCATGACGATCAATGCCGGCGCCGCCCAGGCTGGCAAGACCTTATTGGCCGGCGACTGGATCGGCGTGAACCAAATGTCCAGCGGGCGGCAAATGCTCCACGTGCAGGCCGACACAACCGTCGACGGCAACGGCTGGATGTTGGTGAGCTTCAAGCCGGTGCTGCGCATTGCCGTCGCTGCCGGCAGTGTCGTCGTCTGGCAGCGGCCGACGTGCCTCATGAAGTCCCAATCCGATGAGGATTCGTGGAGTGTGTCGAAGGGCAAGCAGGGCGGTTTCAGTCTCGATCTTCTGGAGCAGTGGTTTTGATTCCGACCAACTCCGCGTTCCAGGCGACGGCGGCACTGCCCGCCTATGGCGAACTTGCGCTGGTCGAATTGCAACTGCGTTCGGGCACGGCACGCTACACGAACTGGCCGCTCAACGTCGACGCACTGGGCCAGACCTGGCAGGGCGTCGGTAATCTCGGCACAGTCGGCTCGCTCCATGAATCGGAGGACGGTGCCGAGGAGAAGCTCTCTCTGACGCTGTCGCCGGTGGATCTCGGAACACGCGCGTTGGCGCTGGGCGACCCCAGCGACTATCAGGACCGCCCGGTGCGTGTCTGGGTCGGGTTGGTCAGTACCGAGACGTACCAGCTGGCCGGCGCGCCAGTGCTGCGCTTCGCCGGTGTGATGGACCAACTCAAGCTCTCGCGCGAGGAGAACACCGGGACCATCACCCTCGACTGCCGGACCGCCTCCTACGACGTGCGCAGCAACCCCGCTGCACTGCGCATGAACAACGTGCAGCACCAGTCGAAGTTTCCGACCGAGCGCGGCTTCGAGTACCTGACGTCGTTGATCGGCAATCCGGCGGTCTGGATGTCGAAGAACCTGCAAACGCGTCTCAACGCAATTGCGCGGGCGAAGGGGTAGGGGATGGCCGCTGACCTCGATGCTTTCATCGCCGCGCGCCGTGCGCGGCCCTTCGTGTACTTCGAGCAGGACTGCGGTCACATCGCCGCAGACTGGGTGCTGGAGAAGACCGGGATTGACCCGCTGGCGGACTTGCGCGTGCCGGCCGACAAGCCGCGCAGCCTGCTCGCGCTGATGCGCCGCGTGCGCGCAGATGGCGGCATGGCCGCCGTGGCGACCGAGCGACTCGGCCTGCCGATCCCACCGCTGCTCGCGCAGCGCGGCGACATCGTGCTGGTGAAGTCGGGCCGGCCGATCGGGCGCGTCTCCGGCTTCACCTTCGGCATCTGCACCGGCTCGAATGTCGTGGTGCCGGATAGCGCCGGGCTGGTCTTCTGGCCCATCAGCACGGGGGTGCACGCATGGCGCGTCTGATGCTCCGCGCGCTGGCGCTACTGACGCTGCTGGCGGGCAGCACATCGGCACTTGCCGAGCCTATTTCCATCGCGATCGGTGGCTGGATCGCTGGCGCAACCGTATTCCAGGTCGCGGCTGTGGCACTCACGGTCTTGTCGACTGCAGCCAGCGTCTATGGCTCCATCCAGGCAAAGAAGAAGGCGCGCGCTCAGCAGCAGCGAGCAGCAGAGCAGGAGGCGGCAAACCTCAAGGATCGCACCGCGACCCTGCTGACGGCCGACTCGCCCTGGGCTGTCATCTACGGCCAGCCCGCGCCGGTGGGCGGCTCACTGGTCGCGACGCTGACCAGTGGCGACGCTGACCAGTACAAGCACATCGTCTTCATCCTCGCGGCCCACGAGTGCGCCGGCGTCGACGAGATCTTCATCGGCGGCGAGTCGGTCGGTCCGCTTGACATCGCCGGCTATGCCAGCGGCGCGGGCTTCCAGATCGATGACGGCGTGCCGCGCGTTGAGACGCACGCCTTCGAGCTTGTCTCGCTGCCTCAAAGCGAAGCCGAGGGTGGCGGGATGTCGCCCGATGGCTACTGGATGCTGCCGGTCGGCCTGGATGCCGCCAACTTCACCGTCGGGTTCATCCGCGACCAGGCTGGCAACAGCTACGGCTCGACTGTCCAGGTGGTGAACTCGTCGCCAGCGGGCTTCGGCGCCCGTTCGCTCAAGGGTCCGATCGGCGCGAAGGGCACCATCCAGTACACGGTCGACGGCCCGGGCTCGGCGCTCAACATCCAGATCCACCTTTCGCCCGGTGGCGTCGACACGGCCGATGCGTTCCTGCGCGCTGCGCGCCCGGACCTATGGACCGTCGACCACAAGCTCTCGGGCTACACCTACTTGGTCGTGACGCTGGATCTGCGCCTCGAGCGCTTCCAGGGCGGCGTGCCTGAGATCACAGCTCGGGTGCGCGGCAAGAAGGTTTACGACTACCGCACCGGCCAGACCGTCTACAGCCGCAACCCGGCGCTGTGCCTGGCTGACTTCATTCGCAGCGAGGCCGGCTACAAGGCCGGCGCCGAGCAAATCGAGCTCGATGCTGTCATTGGTGCGGCCAACGCCTGCGACGTCGCCGTCTACGACCCGTCGATCGTCAACGTCGACCCGGCCACCTACGGCTTCACGACCGCACGCTACACGTGCGACGGCATGTTCCGATCAGACCAGGATCGTGACGCCACACGCCAGCAGCTTGAAGACGCCATGGTCGGCTTCTCGCTGGAATCTGGCGGCGTGTGGCGGATCCAGGCCGGCGCTTGGTCAACGCCGGTGCTGGCGCTGACCGATGACGACATGGTCATGCCGATGAACGTCGTGCAGACCGGGAATGCTGGCACGGCCCGCTACAACGGGTGCAAGGGGACCTACGTCAACGCCACGCGCTTGGGCGTGACCGAGGACTTCACGCCCTACGTCAACCCGGTGTTCCGCGAGCAGGACGTCAAAGACAAGTTCTACGAGACGACGCTGTCCTTCACGGCCAACCACATCCGCACTCAGCAGATCAGCCGCGTGCTGGTCGAGCAGAGCCGTGGTGGCTTCGTCGTCCAGATCTACCCCAAGATGTTCGCCTGGAATCTGCAGCCAGGCGATCGCGTCGTGCTGAGCAGCGGCTTCCTCGGCTTTGCGGGCAAGACTTTCAGGGTTCAGGACTGGACGTACCAGGCCGGCACGCCGGTGGCTCTGCAGTGCGTCGAGGACATCGAGGCTTTCTATGACCAGGTCGACGAGACCCGAGCGGATGCCACGCCCAACACGAGCCTGCCCAGCCCATTCTTGAAGCCGGCGCCGCCGCTCGACCTAGTCGTGCTCAGCGGCGAGAGCCAGATGATCCAACAGGACGGCGTGATGATCGTCCGGGCCAAGGTGCAGTGGGCCCAGTCGCCGGACCAGTACGTGCGCCAGTTCCCGAACGGGGTATGGATCGAGTGGCGCGCTGCCGGCACTGACGATGCGTGGCAGAAGGTGACGCTGCCTGGCGACTCAACCGAGTTCTACCTGCTGGGCCTGCAGGTCAACCGGGTCTACGTGATCCGCGTCGCGTTCGTCACGCCCTACGCGTCGAGTGCTTGGTCGGTGGTGTCGCATGAGCTGCACGGCCTTAAGGGGCCGCCCGACAGTGTGCTTGGACTAGACGTGCGCGCGGAACTGACTGGCATCTTCGGCTACTGGACCGAGCCGGCCGGCATCGACCTCCTGGGCTGGTCGGCCACGCAGATCCGCCGCGGCATCACCTGGGAGCTGGCAGAGGCGAACATCCTGTTCGACGGCCGTGCCTCCAGTGCGAACCTCGGCTGGTTTCCAACCGGCAGCCAGCTGGTCTGGGCGGCGCACCACAACACCACCGGCAAGTGGTCGGCGCCGGTCTACGACACGATCGAGATCCTGCCGCCCAAGCAGCCACAGCCTGTCATCACGGTCGAGAACCGCAACACGGTCGTCATCCGGCTCCCGGGCGACTACAAGGGCACGCAGCCGTTGCGCGAGTTCGAGGTGCTGGAATCCGCCGTCGGCGCCGACATCAGCACGGCCACACTGGTGACCAGTGCCTTGGCCAACCGGTTCGAGTTCGTGCGGCCGCAGTTCGGCGAGAAGCAGTTCTGGGTTGTGGCGGTCGACGTGGCCGGCAACCGCAGCGCGCCGGGCTACGACACCGCTTTGACCTTGTCTTCGTTCGACAGCGAGATCGGCAACATCCGCGGCCAGCTTATAGCTGCGCGCGATGAAGCGGCGCTGTTCGTCATTGAGTTTGGTATCAGTGCCGACAGCAAGCTGGGAGCAGTCAACGCGGCAGCGGGGCAGAAGTTTGAGCAACTTCTAACCAACTTCTCGGCGCTGGCTAGCAAATTCGAAGTCATCACGGCCGCTTATGGCCAGTTCACATCGCTAGTCACCAGCAGGTTCACCGCTACAGCGGATGCTTTCTCGGCGCAAGCCTCCCAGGTCACCATCGTGGGCGCGGTCGCTAATAACGCTGCAGCGGGGGTGATCAACGAAGCCAATACACGGGCGTCTGCGGTCCAGGCCGTGGCCGACCAAATTACGACCGTGCAGTCGAGCGTCGGCACGCTTTCGGGAACCGTGCAGGTCCAGTCGAACACGCTGGCCAACCTCAATGGCAACGTCGCCGCGCAGTGGATGATGCGCACCGAAGTGATCGGCGCAACAGGCAAGCGCGGCTTGTCGGGCATCTCCTCGGGGGTGTCTAGCACCAGCGCAGGCGGCACGCCGCAGTCCGAGCTCATCTTCTTCGCCGACCGGACGCTCATCTGCTCGAACCCGACGTCGAACACGCTCAAGACGCTTCTGAAAGCTGAAGGCGACAGCGTCTACATCGACATGTTGGTAGTCAAGAACGCCGACATTGACACGCTAAAGGTGGCCGGCAATGCCCTAGCAGTGCCGCTCAAGGCCACGGGCACAGGAAGTGCTGCCGTGTCGTTCACGGTGCCGCCAGGTCAGATCTGGAGCGCGATGTCGACGGCGTTCGGCGGCAATGGTCCTGCCGTCGAAGGCACCTATCTCTCGCACTACACCGCCACGCTGACACTCACTGGCGCCGCGAATAGCACCACGCCTTCGATGCTCGTGGGGTTCAACGAAGGGGAGGCTGGCTCAACCAGTTACTACCAGTCGAGTCCGCTCCTCAACGCATCGCTTGTTGACTACCCGGCAGGCACATACACGATCAGCTCGGCATGGAGTGGTGCGTCGGGCCCGGTCGGGTCAACGCCGCAGGTGCAGCTCGCAGTCAACATTTTCAAGCGAGGTGCCTGATGCCCATCCCCCTCGTGCACACCGATCCCTGTGCATTCACAGTGGTAGATACCCGAGGCCGAATCGTCATGCGTGGTCAGACGCTCGATCTGCCTGAGGTCGCCGACTGCCACGTCTTCTCTGAAGAAGCTCCAGAAGGGAGCTATCGCGAAGGCGACGCATGGGTGCAGATGCCGCCACAGCCGAGCGATGCGCATGTCTTCGATTGGGACGCCAAGGCCTGGATCGATCCTCGCACGCTGGCCGTCACAAAAGCCGAGCGCTGGGCCGCGATGAAGCGCCACAGAGATCTCCTCGAGGCGTCGGGCTTCCCGTACCTGGGCAAGCGGCTCGACAGCGACGCGCGCAGCGTCGCAAGGATCAACACGGCCGTGCAGGCGGCGCAGGCGGCAATGGCGGTCTCGCAGCCGTTTTCGATCGTCTGGACCTGCGCCGACAACTCGACGCTCGCGCTCGACGCGATGGCGGCGATCGGCATGCCCGTCGCACTCGCGCAGTACGCCGACCAGCTGCATCAGACCGCCAAGGGTCTGCGCGCGCAGATCGAGGCTACCACCAACGTAGCTCAAGTTCAGGCCATCGCTTGGCCGACCTCAACTTCTTCGGAGAACGCCTGATGGCCTGGATCTACGGTGGCGTCGTCACGCTGACCAACGGCAGCAAGGCGGTTGCCGGCATCGGCAGCACGTGGCTCGGCAACGTGATGGAGGGCGACCAGTTCAACACGCCTACTGGCCCGTACGAGGTCGAGAGCGTGGCCGCCGATGGCTCGCTGCAGTTCGCGCGACCTTACGGCGGGCCCACCATCAGCAACTACGAGTATTCGATCGTGCCCACCCAGGGCCGCATCGTGCCTGTGGCGAAGAACCTCAGCACGCTGCTGTCCAGCGTTGGCGCCATGAAGGACGACTACCAGGGCGGCGGCATCGCCAGCGCGACCGAGGTGGCGGCGCGCGTGAAAAAGGCCGAGCTGGCGCTTCCGGCCGGTGGAGATGGCGTCGGCACAAAGCTGCCCACCAGCTCGACAGGCATTGAACTGCCATCGGCCACCTTGAACTTCTTCGTGCGGTCCGCGCCGATCGACGTGCGCCAGGCGCTGCCGGGCAACGTCGACCCCTCGGGTCAGACCAACTACACCACCCAAATCCAGAAGATCCTTGACTACCTGCGTGACTTCGGCGGCGGCACGCTAATGCTGCCGCCCAACATGTCGCTGCTCATCGGTGGCCTGCGCGTCTACACAGGGACCGAGATCGTCGCGCCCGACTGGACCAGCGAGCTGATCGTGAGCCCGGACGGCTACGGCTGGGGCATAAGCATCAACCCGCTCAACGGTGGCACGGCCAATCCCGACGACAACCAGCGCAACATCCGGTTCGCGGGCTTCAGCATCCATGGCCAGGCGCTCGTGCCTACTTTCAACGAGCACCAGCACCTGTTGAACTTCAACGCGGCCAGCGACCTGCTCGTCGAGAACCTGCGCATCCGTGGCCAGCGCGGCGACGGCATTTACCTGGGATCGAGCAACACCGCCGGCCTCGAGCGCCACAACGAGCGCATCGTCATCGACCGCTGCACGATCGACGGCGTGAACGCGGAGAACCGAAACGGCATTTCGATCATCGATGGCTCTCAGGTGGTGATCAGCAAGGTGCGCATCCTCAACTGCACCCGGGCCGGGCAGCCAGGCGCCATCGACATGGAGCCCGACGCCAACCTGTACGCGCGCATTCGCGATGTGACGGTCGAGGACTTCTACATCTCCGGCGGATTTGGCTCGGGCGTGGCCTGCTTGCTGCGGCCCAATGCCACGCTCACCACGCCGGTGAGCAACATCCGAGTGCTCAAGGGAACCATCACTGGCAAGGCCAGCGGCTTCGGGTATCAACGCAACACGCAGGCACCGGCGAACGTGCCGCGTGATGGCGTTGTGTTCTCCGACATCGAGGTCAAGAACTGCGGCACGCCGTTCCTCTTCGATTCCGTCGTCGGCGGCACGCTGCGTAACGTCAAGTTCTCCGACTGCACGAAGCAGGCCGAGCTCGGCTACATCTACGGCAACCGCGACATCCTGCTCGACAACGTGACGATGGAGCGCTGCGGCACGGCCGAGACCAACGGCCTGCGCATTCGGACCATCGACGGACTCAAGATCGACCGCTGCACCTTCACCGACTGCGGTCGCAGCGATGTCGCCTCGGGCCGGGCAATGTACTTCGCCAACGGTACGGGCACGAACATCTCGATCACCAACACGGTGATCGCTTCGCCCACCGGCAAGACGACGGTGAATATCGGGGTGGAGGCGGCCACCTACACGCTCAACAACGCGACCTGCTACGAGGCGGGCAACACGTACATCGTGGGCGGCCAGCAGTTCGTCGTCAACGGCACGCGCGGCCAGAGCGTGGCACCCACGACCGGCAACTGGGCGCTGGGAAACGAGGTGTTTCGCACCCCGGTGGCGGGCCGACCCGCAGGCTGGCGCTGCATCGCTGCCGGCGCGCCTGCCGCCGGCACCTGGGCGCCGATGCCGCTGGTAGGCGGGCCGCTGCGTGGTTCGTCATCTCAGCGTCCGACGAAAACCATCATGGGTGTGCTCGGCGACACCGAGTGGGCCGGCACCCAGTACTTCGACACCACCCTGGGCGGCGCGCTCATCACCTGGACCGGATCGGGCTGGGTCAACTCGGCCGGCGCTGCGGTCTAGTACCGGGCGTCCTCAATTCGCAACCGCCTTCGGGCGGTTTTTCTTTGCCTGCCCGCTGCGCAGTGCCGTGCGCGAGACCTCTTCCTAGCATCGATTGGCACCCCCTCCCTGAAGGACCTCACCCATGAAACGCACCCTGTTTGCGGTCGCCGCCGTGCTGGCTGCCACCGCCTATGCCGCGCCGCCGGCCGGTCCACAGCTCGCTCTCGAGGTGCCGGCCGAGTCCCGCTTCACCCTCACTGCGACATCTGATGTCAGTTTCGGCATCGGCAGCGTCTACACCCAGCGTACTCTGGTGCCGGGCGCCTACCAGTGCGACGAGAAGACATTCGGTCTGACCTTCAGCCCGGGCGCCGCGCGTCGTGCCTGCAGCTTGACCCTGGATCCGAACGCCGTACCGGGCACCACCACTCCCACCTACACGCTGGTCGCAGGGGAGGGCAAGACCTACCGGTTGACCGAGGCGACGCTGATGCGCTTCGGCGCCAACGGCCAATGGCGCACTGCGACGCTGCAAGCTGGCAACCACTGGTGCGACCGCTCCGAGTTCGGTGGCGTCGATCCGATCTTCGGTGTGGTCAAGACCTGCGAGCGCGTGACTGGCGCCGCGACCACCACGCCGACGACGCCTATGACTCCGGTGGTGCCGACCACACCCGCCACGCCGGTCGTCACGACGCCTACCGTCGACAGCGACGTCTCTACGCCGGAGGCCTATCGCAAGGTCGCTGCGCTCATGGGCACCGAGGGCGGCATCGAGTACCGGTATGGCAAGCCATCGACGGCGGCGCTGCCGACCACCACCTACCCGGGCCCGCGGCCGAGCCAGTCGATGATGGCACTGTCGGGGCAGCAAAACCCGCTCGTGCGTTTCGCCGACGGCAAGCTGGGCGGCCGCGGCTGCGGCGCGGACCGCAAGAACTCGTGGTGCGGCACCTTCCAGATCGGCACCCCTGGCACCACGATCCCTGATCAGGGCGTGTCTGGCCAGACGGTTACGGGCCTGATCGGCGAGCCGGGCGACTACAGCTCGAGCATCATCAATGTGGCCTATCTGCCCGACGTGCCTGTCACGCCTGGCTTCCTCGAGTCGAAGTATTGGGGCGTCGCCAGCCTGCAGACCATCAATATCGGTCATGGCTCGGTGTCGTGGAAGCCTGAGCCGAGCTGGACGACGCACATCTCGCCGGCGATGAATAACGGCGACAACGACGAGAACACCGTGCGCCTGGCCGGCGTGCGCAGCGGCTCGCCGATCGGCACGATCGCCCTCGACGCGCAGCCCGTGGCTTCAGCGCGTGGCTTCGGTCGCGGTGGTTGGGTCAACAACGTGCTGACCGTCTTCGCCAACGGCGCCATCACCAGCGCCGGCAGCAACACCTCGCACAACTTCGTGAAGCACCAGCTGCCGGCTGGCAAGACGCCGACCGCGATCGCCATCACCAACAGCGGCGAGTTCGCGCTCGTGACGGTCTGGGACACGGCGGCGCTCAAGGGCCAGGTCGCGGTGCTCGCACTGAGCGATGGCTGCCAGTGGTGCGAGACCAAGCCGGAATCGCAGTGGGATGCGAACTGGGGCTCCGCGCGCGGCGCGTACCCGGGCATGCCGGGCCTGGGCAACTACGTGGGCATCAAGCTGGTCGGCTTCGTCGACCTGCCCGAGGGCATGAAGGCGCCTACCGAGATCGCCGTCACCACGGGCAAGCCCAAGGGCGGCTATTTCGGCTACGAACGGGTGCAGAACTTCTTCAACGACCACATGCAGTCGGCCGCGAACCGGGCGAGCTACTACTCGGGCGAGATGCGCGGCGCCATCGCGCGCACTGGCATGGCGGTGGTGATTTCCAAGTCGGAGAAGCGCGCGGCCTTCGTCGACCTGCGCCCGCTCTTCCAGTACTACCGCGAGCAGTACGTCGGCCCGCAGACCGACGCGCAGTGGAATGCCAAGATCGCCACACGTGGCCCGGCTGACACCCAGTTTCCGCTCGGCTTCGCCAGTGCGCCGCAGCAGAAGCCGACCGTGATAAAGGTGGTCGACCTCGACAGCAAGCCGACAGCCGTGCGCATGATGCCCAACGCGCCGCACCGCGCGCTGCTGGCGAGCGAAGACGGCAAGCTCCGCCTGGTCGCATTGGGCGACAAGTACCTCGACCAGGACGCCGTCAAGGTTGGCGCGCCGGCGGATATCGCCGAGATCTCGTCGATCAACGTCGGCGCCAATCCGACCAGCATCGCGCACGTCGACGAGAAGGCCCGGCTCGACAACGCCCGCAGCTACCTGTGGAACGACACGACCGCCGAGGAGTACTTCTGGTGGGTGCTCAGCCGTGGCGAGCGCAAGGCCACGATGCTGCGCCTCAATAGCGACGCAACGTCGTTCAGCGTCTACCGCACGCTGCAGGACAGCCGCATGGTCGACCCGATCGCGATCTACGACGGCGCGAACCACGGCACCGAGAGCTACCTGCTGACGGTGCTCGGCTTTTCCAACCGCTCGGTCTCGTCGTACCTCTACGGCCCGCTGGTGATGCACACCTACCCGCAGTCGGGCCAGTGGGCAGCGCCGTGCACGCGCGCCGCGCCGTGCGCGCCGCAGGGCGGCCAGCCCTTCGAGTACACGGGCGAGCACAAGCTGCCCGGCAAGCCGTTCCAGGGCGGCCTGAGCAACATCAACTGAGGAGGCTGCCATGTCCTCCGAACTCAAGCAGCGCTTCACCGACTTCTACAACACCCGGATCGTTGCGGGCTGGTACGCCAGCTACGCGATGTGGCTCGGCCTGCTGGGCACCATGCTGCCGGTGCTGCTCGACGGCGCGCAGATGGCGCTTGAGCACTGGCCTGAGCTGGCGCAGATGCTCAACCTCTCGCCACGCAGCACGCTGGTGCTGCAGCTGGTGATCGCCGCGCTGATCCCACCGGCGCGCGCTTGGCAGCAGCGCTCCATGCAGGCCAAGGCGCTCAAGCAGGCGGCGGTGAGCGGCGCGGTCAGCTCGAGCGAGGGCACCGCTGCGGTCCTGATCGCCGTGCCTGGCCAGCCGCCGGCGGTGGTCCAGGCGCAGGAGCCGCTGTGATGCGCAAGGGGTTCCGCAACCGCAACTGCGTGGAGGTGGCGCTAGTCGTCTTCCACCACGCAGACACCACGACGATCCGGCTGTTGCTGGGGTGCGCGTCTGCGGGATATGCGGTGCTGCTGCTGTGGCCGATGCTGGTGCCGCACATCCATGCCGCTTACTGCTGGGCCTTCTCGATGTTCCACAGCACTTGCGGCCCAACCGCGCCGATGGTTCCGCTCTTCGACCGTCCGGCCTATGCGCTGATGGCGATCGTGCCCGGCGGAGAGCTCACCTGGGCGGCGCTGTTCATGGCTCACTTTGTCGGCGTGCATTGGCGCGTCATCGACCGAGTCGAACGCGTCCGGTGGGGCATCGCCGTCAACGTCCTGGGCTTCGCCATCTGGGCGTACTCAACGGCCGCGCTCAACATCGCGCTGGGTCAGATCCTGCCGGGCACCGCCCTGGAATGGACGCTGGTTTTGTTCAGTGGCTGGGCGCTGTACCGCACGGGGCTCAAGCGCGAACTGGTGACCGTGTGATGGCCGGCGAAGTCACTACCGCCACCGTCCAGCAGCTCGTCAACCCGCCGCCGGCCTTCCCGGTCACGCCTGAGACCGCAGGGGGCATCGGCTTCACGGTCGCCTCGGTCATCGGTGCGCTGCTCTACCTGCGCCAGCGCACCAGCCGCGTGTCCCTGGGCGTGCAGCAGGACCGTACCGAGGGCGCGATGTTGGAGCGGGCACTGTCGCGCGCTCAGGCCGCCGAGGCTGACGCGCGGGAGGCATGGAGCCGCACCAACGCCGACGCCACGTTGATCGGCCAGCTGCGCGCGGAGAACGAGTACCTCAAGCGCGAGCTTGTCGAGGCCCGTGCCCAGATCACCGAGGTCCGCCGCGGCTTTGAGGGCCTGGGCAAGAAGGTCGACGCCGCCGAGAACAGCCTGAGCTCAGCCGAAAAGAAGATCGGCGAGAGCAGCACCACACCCCTTGGAAGGACGTGACATGACTCTCGATCAGATCACCCGCGTGGGCATCAACCCGGCGATGAAGCTGCTGCCCGAACTGATGGACTCGCCCCGCGCGCGCGCGCAGCTGCTCGCCATCGGCTTGCAGGAGAGCCGCTTCGAGCATCGGTTCCAGGTGCTCAACGGCACGACAGCAAAGGGACCGGCACGGAGCTTCTGGCAGTTCGAGCGCGGCGGCGGCTGCAAGGGGGTCGTCCAGCATGAGCTCTCCAAGCCGCACATGCGCCGTATCTGCGAGGCGCGCGGCATCGCCTTCACAGCCTCGGCGCTGTGGATCGCCATGGAGACCGACGACGTCGCGGCGGCGGCGGCCGCGCGCCTGCTGCTGTGGACCGACTCGCAGCGCTTGCCCGAGCTCGGCGACGAGAAGGGCGCCTGGGCCCTCTACCTGCGCACGTGGCGCCCAGGCAAGCCGAAGCCCGACACCTGGCCGGCGTTCTACTGCCAGGCTCTGGACTTCATGCGGAAGGCTGCCTGACCGTGCACCCGTACGTCATCTTGGCCGCGGTGCTGGCTTGGGGCACCTCCGCCGGTGGCGCCTTCTTGTACGGGCAGCACGTCGGCGCCGAGCACGCCGCCGCCAGCGCCGCCCGGGTCGACCAAGCCATCCGAGACACGCGCGACGCAGCGCAGAAGGGAGCCGCCGATGCCATCGCCGCACTCAAGCCGGTCAACAAAACCATCGTGCAGAAGACCCAGCGCGAGATCACCGAGAACGTGGTCTATCGTGACTGCCGCGTTCCTCCTGCTGGGGTGCGCCTCGCCAATGAGGCCATCACCGGGCGGACCGAGCCCGCTGGTGATCAGCAGTTGCCCGAAGCCGACGCCGCTCCTCGATGATTCCATGGGGGCGCTGCTGTCTAAGGTCGTCGACCTGGGAACGATGTACCGAGAGTGCCGCGCCGCAGCACTGGCCGGCAAGTAAGCACCTTCAGTGCAGTTCACGAGTGGGCCGACGACTCGTTCAATGAATGATGTCCGAGCGTGACATCGTGCCAAGGGCATGCGGGAAAGCCCTGTAAGTCTGTTCGCATAGATTCTTGCTCAATCATGGAGTACTTTGTGCTTACACAAGTCTGCTCTGACAGGCAATCCACGACTCCCATGCCATCCCTGACCACTCTCCAGTCCAAGGCGTTCATGTTCTTGGAATGGATCAATCCGCTGCCATGGCTGGCAGGGTCCGGCAACCAGCGTCCTAAGGCGACTTTGGTGATATCCCAGGGCGAGGACGATCGATGGCGTTGGGAGCTCATCGACGAAGATGGATTTGTCCATGGCCGCAGTGCCGCAGCATTCATGAATCGAACACAGGCACTCGCATCGGCGCGCTACGCGCAGTTCATGATCCTGGACTCGCTTGTCACTGATGAGCGTGGACGCGAGATCTAGCTTGGCTCTGATCGATAGAGAGTTGCCGGCGCCGTTTACGAACGAGCCTACGACTAGGTGACTGTTCCTGCTACGCCATCAGTGCCGAAGTTGAGAGGCCGGCCGTGGGTCTAACTACGCATGACGCTCAGCGACGGCCAGCGGAATGACCGGACGTTCTTGTTGGTGGTGCGGGAGTGGTAACGCAAAGAGTGTTAGACCGGAATGCGCGAGTTTATTCGGACTTCTAGATCGGGCGATCCGTTCTCTAACCTAGCAAAGCCCAATGTGCTGGTGACTTTACCGCTCTCGGCTAGTTCCGTTGGCAATCAATAGAAGATAAACAGCAGCTTTTTAAAACTCTTAAATCCGTGGCGCGCAATGAAATCTTAATTCACATGATATTAATTTACAACTCAATTGATTGCCTAGATCCTTCAAACATAAAATGTACGAATTTTTTATCCCATTCAATATAGAGTGAATTTTCCATCGATGTCAACGCCGGATATTTGAATGTCGTCCAATACATTTTATCTGTAATGCCTCGCACTTGGACTTCAATTTCATAGTCGTAGTTGACGTAAATATCGGCCACAACAGGCAGTTTCTTTGCTGTTGATATATGAATTGGCACATAACCAGACATTGCTTCTTCTAAGGAGCCAATCGTCAGCGATAATAAAAAATTATTGAAATCCGGAATTTCTTTTGAGGGAACTAGCAAATCGAACTTCATTATCTGATGTTCAAGCGAAGTTCTTGGAAGATCGATTGTTAATCGACGACGCTTGTATCCCTTGTCTTCAGCAGCTTTCAAGGCTCGCTCGCCAACTTCTGCTACGAGCATCGCATAAGAAGCAGTCAAATTGACGATCATCGGAACATGTCCGGATTGGTAAGTGACAAGTGTCGCAAAAAGCTCTCTTACCTCACTGGTGGAGTGGGCGCCTATTTGATCTGCAACTTCCCTTATTAAAATCGAAGGGGTGATTTTTCTAGTTGTGCGCGTGACATTTTCTAAAATCATCACTTCGTCTTCTTCAAAATATTTCTTTAATGATCGCTCAATTAGCGGAGTTTTTCCAACGTTCCATTCGCCGTGAGCTAGGAGGGGCAGGATTACTCTTCCCCCGGCTTTTGAAGGGCTCTTTTTCGTGATCTCTTTAAAATCCGGAATCATTACTGCATCATCAAACGGCGCAATTTTGCGTATCCGCCACAATAGACCTTCGTGACTACTTACCTTGCAACTCAGGTCACGAAGCTGACTGCTGATTGTCCTTATTCTTCCTGCATCTCCTTCATGCAGAAGTTTTAATCCTTCACGAAGATAATAAAGCAAATCTTCAAGGGTAGAAAACAGAGTGAAATCAGTATGTTTATAATTTTCTGGTTTGTTCATTTAACTTTTTTAAAACGTCGATTTTTTCAGTTTCAAAAAATCATTTTTACCAATTGGCTGATTAAATTTATAGAATTCTCGGGGAAAAATCGATTGCTACTGAATCTCTTGGCGCTTGTACGCCTGCGCGACCACCGTGTAGTTCTGGTCCGAATTCCGCGACCCAAACGAACACGCTGACATGTGATACGAGGCATCCATCCCGTTTGGGCATGTCGCGCATTACAGCACCAGCGCACCACCCCATTTTGATGTAAGCTTTACGTCCGAGTTTCCACTTCTGAACCTCGTTCCAGTTCGAAGGATTGTCCCCTGATCACGTCGCCGATCGTGTCCTCGATGCACTCGGGGTTGGGGTAGCGGTCGACCAACTGCGCGCACAGCGCGACGATCTCGGTGGCAAAGTCGACTTGCATCTGGTCAATTGGGTCACCTGGGCGGATCACGCCGGCTCGTACTGCGGCTTGAGCGAAAAGGGAGCGAATCTCGCTCGCGGGGATACCGGCTAGGAAGCTCTCATCAAGGTTCAT